TTCAAATGCTTCTGGGGTAATTTCTCCAGATACAAGGGCGAGTATACAAAGTGACATTAATTGGTTTATGAATACTCCAAAAGTTAAGGCTACTTTAGATGTATATAATTCTCCAGAAACACAAGAAAATTTAAAAACAATAAAAGACTCAATTAGTAGTGGTGGGGAAACTGTGTTAGAATGGATAAATTCGGGTAGTAATCTTATAAAACAAACATTTGACTATGATCAGGCCCAACAAGATTTGGAAGAAAAGCAGTCTCAAGAAATTACTAATGGAATAAATACTGGGCTAAATAATTTAAATAATTCTGTAGCCAAAATTCCCCAAGAAACCACTTCTAGAATTAGTCCTATACTTACCAATTTACAAAATTTAGCCAATAATATTGTAGTTAATAATACAAATAGTTCATCAAGTAATAACGTGAATACAGGAAACAATTCTGGGTTAATTAACGATGATGGTGATTTATTACCACTTATCCAAGGAAGTCTTCCCTAAATTTTAAAAATAAGGATTCCAAATATAATGGCAATTACCCCATATACAAAAGACATTTTAAAAAAAATTAATTATGATCAAATAATTGGTTTACCCCCACTATTATATGGAGAAGATGATGATTTATTAGAAAAAAGAAAAAATCTGATATTAAATTCTATGGGAGTTCTAGAAATTATTCCCGGATATCCCGGGCAGTATAGTAGTAGTAAGGATTCTGGAGGATTAAGATTGTATAATCTTGATATAGAAAAAGGATTAGAAAAATATAATGAGTTACTAAAAAACTGTTTAAAAACTTCTCCTCAAACTATTGATAGATTACATGTGGCATTTTTAAATGAAAATGCGTTTAGTGAATCTTGGTCAAATGATTTTGGAGAATCTATTTTAGAAGAGTCTTTAAATTTTGGGTTACCAACAGTTAAAGAAATGAGATTATGGTATGGAAAAAATAATTTATCTGAGGCATTAAAAGAATTATCAATTTCTACTGAGGGAAATGTACAGTATGAAAAAGAAGGTGGTCTTGGACAAAAATTATTTCAAATGTTTGAAAAATTTGGAAAACTAGGGATAAATTTTCTGGCAGAAGGAATTAGAGCAGGAGAAAATTGGGCTAAATCTTTCCTTGGCCCAGAAATGGGTGGAGCATTAATACAGGGATTATATGGTAGTAATATTGATTTTCCTTTAATTTGGAGAGGGTCGTCGTTTAGTCCTTCTTACTCTATTACAGTTAGGTTATTTAATCCATTTAATATAGGAGCCTTTGATGAGAATGGTTTTTCACAGGAAGAACAAGAAAAATATATAATTGAGCCTTTGGCAAAATTATTAATTTTAGTCGTGCCTATCGCAGATTCAAATAGTACTTTTTTTAGCCCATTAATATGTAGAGTAAATTGTCCAGGATTATTTACAATAAGAATGGGTTATGTTTCTTCGATTGATGTTATAAAAGGCGGGGATGTGAATGATGTTTCATTTTTTCAAAAACCAGGAACGATTGATGTAAAAATAACTTTTAGTGATTTATATACTTCAATGGTGCAAACCATGGAAGGTGAGGACAATCTATATGATAAAAATCGTCCAACATTAAAAAATTATATTGATAATCTTAGAGGATATACACGACCGCCTAGTATCTATTTTGATGAATATAATAGTTACGATAAAGATACTAGCGTAGTAACAGATGAGAGTGGGTTTTTTTATGTTTATAACGAAGAAACAGGGGAATATGAAAAACCAAGAACTCCAAATATTGATCCAAAAGATATTCCTATAAAAACAATTTCCCAAGAGTCTAAAACAGAGGATCAAATAAATTATGAAATACAATCAGATGAGTGGTGGGATGAATCTGCATTTTTTGAACAAATGCCAACGGCATTAGACAAAAAAGAAGATATTGAAGCGTATGTAATCAAATTAAATACTTTGATTACAAATTTACAAAGTAAAGGGGATTTAACCGCGGCGGAAACTGTTGTATTAGAAACTGCTCAAAAAGAAGTTCAAGTTTATAATGAAAGATTAGCTTATGTGTCGGCAAAAATTGATTCAGGGAGTGAAGTTGTTAATTTATATAATACCGATAATCCATTAATTAATGAAACAAAACCTACCCCCCAGCGTAGTAGTGTAATGGATAAAATCCAAAGTATTACAAATGAAATCAATATTATTCAAAATAACATAGTAATATTAGAAAATACAATCAAATTACAAGAACAAGGAATGGAAGTAATCAGAAGTAGTGTAGGTAACAAAACAATCGAAGAAAATAAAGAAGAGTTAAATAAATTAAAAGAGAAATTAAAAATAAATAATGAATTAATTATAAATCTAAAAGATAAAATGAAAGAAAACTCAATCCAAACGGAAGTTAATATTAGTTCGGAAGATGATTTTTTGATATACTAACATATTCTATTTCTTATAAATAAAGTTAGATAATTAACTAAGAAAATTACTAATTGTGACTTATTCATGCTTTTTAATTGGTAACCAATTTTTAAAGAAAAGATTAGTTTTAATATTTCTTCACGAACAACATAATTTCCTATTTTTATTTTTTTTTCAATTCTTCTTAACAATAAGAGTCTTTTCTTTTCTATACAGATAGTCTTCAATTCAAGAACTCTATCCATTAATATAATTATAAAACGAATTTGAGTTAAAAAATCTACATCTGAAAGTTCTTCTATAATTGAAATACCAATATCTTTTCTAATTCCGCTCAATTCAATAGATTTCAACAATGCGTATTGATCTTTCTCTCCATATGTACAAATTAAAGTTGCAATTTTATCAGCCATAACTTGAGTGGATTTAATTTCAATCTGCTCTTCTTCATCTTCGGGTAATTTGGCAAACCCAACTTTTTCTTCTTCAATTATTTTAAAATATAGATTTGCAAAAGCTCTAAAAGACTGTTGGATTCTATGCCGTAAATGATAAATAATGTCAACTAGAAACATACCTTGATCTAATTTACCATTTTTTAGAAAAACAGTTTTTTTCTTTTGAAATTCTACTTCTGATAAATAAAGTAAAGCAGACCCAATCCCACCTTTGGTTTTGTATAAATGTTTACTTGATAAATTATCCAAAGCTAGACTCCACACTTCAGAATTACAATGTCTGACCATATGAGCATGGACTCTATTAGCATGAAATCTTATAGATAATAATTGAAAAAATAATTTAGTTAAATCAAATTGTTTTGTTTTGAAAAAATATGCAATGCAATATAAAATTAAAGATGTTTGTTTATCTGTTATAATTTTTGCATTTCTTAATTTTTTAGGAATTACTGTGGTTCTAAATTCTTTTAAAATCTTATCATCAATACCGGTAAGTTTAATTAATTCTTCCCAACGTTTAACCGTTTTGATATAATAGCATGGAATCGCAGTTTTAGTTATTTCATCCCCCACAAAAAAAGAAACATATTTTCTAATTTTTTCAATATCTTCTTTTGATGAATTTGGGAGGTTTATAGTTTCGAACATTATTAAATTTTCCCAACAAATGTTATCTCAATTCAATTTGGATACTCGAAGTATCAAAGTAAACTAATTCTGGTGTATATTCTAATAACTGCTCAGGAGTAAAATCCTTATAAATATTATATAAAAATTGAATATCATGCTGTGGTTTCAATACTTTACAATTTTTTACTCCAGGAATAGATTTCACAATTCTAGTTATTTCTGAAATATATATAGATTTGTCATAACCAAATTTAGGGTAAAATTCATCTATCAATGAAGTTTTAATTTTTTTAATTAAATCTTCACTATTTCTCATTTGATTATATTCTGGCCAAACTACAATCTCTAATTCCAAAGGAATGGAAGGCTCTGGATCAACAAATATCTCTCCATTAAATAACATTTTTTTATTTAAATTTTCAACAAAAATATAATCATTAACTACTAAATCTTCAAATATCCAGTTTGTTCCATAATCTACGTATGTAGCAATGAATGGTTCTTTCTTAAACCAAGGATCTGTATTCCAAGGATTCTGTAATTCAGAAATAGCAAACCTAGTCCCAAATGGAATCGCTATTGGCATAGAACTTGGATTTATTTCAGAAATAAGATCTCTAGTAGGAAGATTGAGTTTCATATTATGAATCTTACCTGTGGTATTACTAAATTTCAAATTTAAAAAATCTGTCATCATTCTATATTTAGTAACATCAAAAGTAACAATTTTATTTAGAACATAAGTATCGAATAAAGACTTATTTATAGAATTATAATATCTCTTATCTAATGAAGGAACATCATATATAATTATAGGGTTTAATGATGTAGAATCGGGAATAGAAATTCTACTATACATAAACTCACTTAAATCCTCTTTTATAACCACTGAGGCTCCACCTATTAAAAATGAAACTTGTTTTAAGTCATCTTCGTTTTCTGGAGTTTTCTTATATTTGTCACTTAAAACGTCATAAACATAAAAAACAAAATTTATCTCTCCATAAGGAAGATCTTTTAAATAAATCATTTGTTCAGCATTTAAAGAAAAATACTTATTTGCCGAATTATTTTCTAATAAAATTATTTCACCATTTGGCATTCTAACTTGGCACATTAATTGAGGAGGTAATATATTGGATTTTGTAGGATTATTATTATAAATAACATAATTTAAATTAAAAGTTAATCTGTCAAAATCTAATGTAGATGAATTCTTAATAATTTTAAAATCACATGAAGTTATAGTTATGAACGAATCTGTTTTATCCATTCGAGTCATTACAAAAGGTTTTGACACATCATCAATAATATATGAATATTTTAACTCTTTTAGAACGGGATCAATTTCTAAATTAAACATACTTATATAATCATTTGGTGGAGTATCATTATCTGTATAAATTTTATCCCCGGTTCTAATTAACATATCTATTCCACCAGTTGTATCAAAAATTACTTTTGAATTTCTGGTTGGGACAACGTATTTCTCATTTTCTATTGTATGATAAGCTAAATCTGTGAATAAATTAATCTCATTCCTGGCTATATCACTTCGTTTTAATACAGTAATAGAATTATTAATAGGTAAGTCCCCAGGTTCTAAAACTAAATTCATATAATCATAATCTTTTTTAGTTACCAATCTTTTATTTGTCGAAACCTGAGCAATGGCAGATGATCTAATTTCATCAACTTTTGGAGAATCTTTCCCACCAAAGGCTGGTTCCATATTTAACGCATTAAAACTTAATAACTTGCCACTAGGAGTTGTATAAACCTTATCCGCCTTATTTATTACTCCCTGTATAATATTGCCCTTAGACCCGTGGGTAACACTTAAAATGACCTGGCAGCGAGTATTTGGCTGGGGTTGTTTCCCAATTAAACCATTACCAAAAAATATCCTTATTCCTTTATCTGTTTTTTTGTAAGTAAATCCATAAATATTTTCTGGGATTAAAAATAATGAATCATACACTTGCCAACTTTTTACAATACTATTTTCTTCGGTTGTAATATTAATATCATCAAATGTAAATAATTTAATATCCGCTAGATCACCTTTAAATTTTAAATCTCTAGAATAAAAAGAAAAAGGACGTATTGTTTCAAATATAAATTCTAAGTCATTTCCTTTTAAGATATCAACTTGTAATGTTTCAATAAAAAATCTTAATATTTTATCAGTTTGATTTATTGTATAAGGAATAGAAATAGTTCCATTAGTTCCTTCTTTTATGACACTTGCTGTAAATTGATCATCATTGGTTTTATGAATAGAACATCTAGTTGTATATTTTACGGAAAATGGAATATCGTCTGCATAAAATTTTGTTGGAATTTCATCTTTTGATGAATTATTGATAATATCATTAATTCCAAATAAAGTAAAATTAAGTTCTGTACCATTAAAATTTAATGGTATTTCTAAAAGAATATTACAAGATGCAGGTTTAGCCAATTCCGCCTTATATCCTAACATGGAACTTAAATTAAGAACTGATTCCTTTTGTAATGCTTTTGTTAGAAAAAATTCTCTGGAAACACTAGAATTATAATAAATTAAATTACTTGTTAAAACACTTAATATATTAACAAGAAATCCTAAATAATTCGCATTATTAAGATCAACATTTTCTAATTGTAAATAATTTTTAGCATACTCAATTATTTGATTTCTTATCTGATCTCTTGAAGAAAATATGTCAATGTTATTTCTATCAAACATTTGAATTTTCCTTTTTTTGATTACCTATCGGAATAAACCAAATTATCCCACCAATCAACATATTTCCACCATTTTTCTTTTATCGACGAGGATGGTTCATCTATTTTTTCAATTTTCTTTTCTTCGGGAAATTCTTTGCCAGTAACAGCTGTAATTGTGTCTTTTGTAGTTTTCTTCACTTGTTTATAGGCTTTTTGTATTTCAGGTATTATTTCCTTAAACGCAGAATGAAATACCCCCAAAGGAGAAATGAAAAATAACCTTTGAAAATTATTAAGTAAAATATTTATTAAGAAAGCAATATGCCCTTGTTTAAGTATTGCCCCCACAGCATAAATAGTGATTTTTACTGCCTTTGCAATAATATTGTATATAGCCCCCCCAAGATGAGATATTATTTGTGAAAACTCAAAAGTTTTTTTAGATATCATATTATAGATACCTTTGTTTAAATATAATACAGTATCTATTAAGGAGGTTAACGCAAAATACGATCCCCCAAATCCCCCCTTAATGGAAATAATAGTAGCTCCCTCTTCAATTATAGGTAAAATAAACCAAGCAAAAATTCCACAAAAAATGGGAGCAATATAACCCCAAATAATTTGTATTAGTTTTTGAAGAATACCAGCATCCGCCGTCTCGTTAACAATTACGGTTAATATATTTTCCATCGAATATAATAAAAAGAACATTAACGGATAAACCATAATTGCCAAGACTACAGATTTTGTCAAATTAGAAATATTACTAAGATTCAATAAAATCGACTCTTTAAAAAGAGATTTAATTTCAAGCCCTACTAAAGAACTTGCTTTAGTAAATTCTTTTATAAATTTTTTTGGATTCTTTTTTATAACTGCTGATTTAAGATTACCCATAACGGACGAAACTATTTTTTTTATATTATTTTTTCTTTTTTTAATGTTAATACCATTTCTGACTAAATCTTTTTCTGTGATAGTAAAAAATTCTTTAAAATTCTTATTTAATCTCATAAATTTTTCACTGAAAGAATCGACTATGCCAGAAAAAAATCCTTCTTCAAGAAATTCTTCACTTATATATTTATATTTTGTCATTTTTAACTAATCTCCTGAAATAATCCAGATCTATCATCAAAAAGATTTTTTAAATTATTTGAGACTTTTTCAAATCTTTCATAAATCCTTAACAAAGAGTTTGAAATTTCTAATGGAAAAATTTTTTTTTCGTGCTCTAAAAATGAATAATATGAGGAAACTTGCTTTTCTATATCTACTAATGTAAATGGAGCAACAGCCAATCTGCATTGATAAATATTAAAATAATTATTTTGATGCGCTAAATTTACATTTGAAACCACAAAAATTGGAGATATTTTTACAGAAGAAGATTTAAACCCTAAATTTAAATCAATAACGTCCCATTCACAAGGTTTTAATCCATAAACTGAAGGAAAAGAAACCGAAGAATACATTGATTGTTGAAACCCCATTCCTTTTTCCCCGGAATCACCTGTAGGTTGAATCTGTTCTACACCAAAAACAGGAAGTAAATTTATTTTTTTCCATCTCATTCCAGTCAATTCCCCAACTCCAATTTTTTCATAGGTAGCAGACATTAATACATCATCATCTAAAATTGAATTTTCAAAATCTAAAGAATAATATGTTATAGGATAAGCAGAGTATAAATCAACCCATAACTGATATGAAGTATAAAAATAATCCTCGATATAATTATATCTTCTAATCCAAGGTAACATATTTTACTATCCTATAGTTCTGAGTAATTTATCAGTTATCATTATTGGTTTTTCCTTACGAATACCTTTATACTCTACTGTTAAATTAATTTTAAAACCTTTTCTATTTTGGAAAAAGAAAACTTGAAAAGAAACAGTTGAATGGGCTTTGTTTCTATTTACTACTCCTGAAATAAGTTGTTCTAATTTAGTTTTTGTAAATTCATTTACAGGTTCGAATACAAATTTATGAATTCCAACACCAAATTCTGGGTCAAATAAATATGTACCTTTATTTATAAGTAAATCTGTTTCTATATTCTTAATTACTGCGTCGATGTCGGTTAATTCTGTAAAATCTCCATATGAATTTATATTAGAATCTATAGTTTTTAAACGATTATTTTGAACAGGTCTTTCTCTAAAAAATCTTTCTAAGTTACTTGTCATTTTTTCTTATAATTTATATTTTAAAATTTATTCAAATATCAAATTTATTTCCTTTTTTTAGGAACTCTCATTCTTTCTTTTATTTTCTTAAGTTTGTCTTCCTCAATTTCACTCTTTCTTTTTAAAATATCTAGCATATCAGAATAAGGCATGTGCATTATGTCAAACCAACCTTGTCTCATGATTTCCATCATAGAAAAGATTTCCTCATCAAAATTCTTTTTAAAAGAATTTCTATGCTCATGCTTCATCCTGAACCATTCGAAAAAATTGTGGGCCAATATTTAATGAAAGAATATTGGCTTCTCCACAAGTTTTGCAAGTCCAATTACTTTTAAGATCAATTTGATATTTCCCAAATTCATCAAAATAACGATTGAAAATTTCCCGTCTATCTAGTACAGGAAGACTTTGAAACCCATAAATAATATCTGCTCGATTATTGACAATATTAACTTCCCCCGAATCTTCCCTTTCTTCAAATCTATCAATCATCAAGGTTTGAGCTGCCAAATCAACTTCATTTTTTTGATTAAAAGGAGAAGATAAATAAGCATCATCTTCATCTGCGATAGTTGGTTGCCTAATAATTACATAAATTCCAGACTCAGGAAGTTTTATTTCCACTTTTTTAGAAAGAATATCAAATTTATTTACGGCAGGTTGTTCTTTCTTTTTTTTGGATTTTACTTCAATAATTTCTCCCAATAATTCTTCATTAATTACAGATTTCTTTTCTGGAGGGGCTTCAATATATCCTTCTTCATTTATATCATCAATTTTATTTTTTTCTTCATAAATAATTTTATCTAAGACTGGTAAATTTTCCTCTCCACCCGAAGCTCTATAAACTTCATAGGCGTTTTTATAATTCTCACTAAAGGGATAAGGATTTATATTGAACATTTTATCAATATGAACTTTTAAAACTTGTTCCTCGCCACAAGACCCACATTGCCCAATAAATTCCTTATTATTGGCCCATGTACTATGATAAATACCATACAATAAAGCTTCCCTATCTTTTAATGTAATACTTTTCTTAAAATCATTAATATTCTTAATATGTTTTGGTTTTTCTTGTAAAACATCATAAACAACTTGATTGATTATAGAACGTACTTTAGAAGGAATCAAAGATGAATTCCTAATACGATCCACCTCACTAACAGTCAGACCTCTAACATCAAAAAGTAACCCAGTCTGAGGTGTAATAACATGGTACGAACGATATTTTAGTTTAAATCCCTTAAAGATATCCATAAAAATACAATTATCCTTTCTTAAAATTAATTAGAAATTAGAGTTTTAATTTATTCGGAGAAAAATGATATACACCAAAAAAAGAGGGAACCCATTTAAGAGTTCCCTCTTTTATAAGCCCCGAACTATAATTTTTATATGGAATAAACCACACGATCTCTAATTTGTATCCGCCGCCCAAACATCATTCTCAATATAAGTTTTACCAGAGCCAAATGTATCTTGAGCGAATTTTGTACAACGATCATAAACCCAAGGTTCGTGCCAAGCGTAATCTACGTTAAAATCAATGTCAATTTCAATTTTATCAATTGCACCTAATTCATGACTAAATAAATCAGCGGGATCTTTCATGGGGAATAAACCAGTAAAACAATAGGCTTGTTCAACATCAATACCATTAGGTTTTACGGTCCAATAAAACATAGTGGCCGCATAATTAGCCTTAGTATATTGTTGTGAAGGTAAATTGGATATACCAGTTCTATAATCTCTAATTAATCTTACCCAATTATGGAAAATTGTGAATAAAGGAATACCTGAAAACTCCGTAAATCTTAATGATAATGTATTATCAAATGTTGCGTTTGTAGGTACGGAATATGTAACATTACCAAGACCATTAAATTCTGTTTTATTTAGAGTACCCCCGGGAATTGTAACGTTTGTACAAGTTGATTCTAAAATATTCTTTATCGCCCTACCCTCAAATTTACTTGAATCATGCCCGCTAGCGTTAATCATAGCTTTAATATTTTCATCAGGTAAATATTGAAACTTAATTCCAAAATAACCACTAATATAAGGATCTACTGCGTGGGCGGCATTTGCGGACCCCCATCGTCTAGTAAAACTATTTTTACCCCCGCTTATCGCATCAAAACTGGTGGGAATAAAAGGACTGGCCATAATTAAAAACTCCTATATTTTTTAAAATTTATTTCAGCTTATTTTTTGACTTTTTTCTATATTAGGAAACTATATGAAATTCTAAATAGAAGTAATATCCCAAAAAAATACTAGAGTAAAAATAAGGGGGAAATCTAAAAAATAGAAATCCCCCTTATTAACAGGTTATTACTTAATAAAGAAATTCAAGTAAATTTTTTCAGCTAATCTAACAGGTTCCAAAGTAACATTTACATGAACTTCCTTACTCTTCTTTTGATAATCATCGGCCCCAACGGTAACCGAGTAAGAATATAACCCGCCACCATTCTTAATTTGAGCTAAAAATGCCGAAACTTTTTGATTAATTCTGGACCATGTTTCTTCATCATTTAATGAAAAAACATACCATTTACAAAACTGCTCTAACGCTCGTTTGATATAAAGATATACTCTCATAATATTAACATCTTGCAAGGCTGTAGTTCTAGCTTGAGTTGTTAATTGGGAGTAAACAGCATATCCCTCATTAAATCGAACGATAGGATTAATTTGGTTTAAATACATATCATCCCTTTGAGAGGGAGAAGGATTATATCTAGATTCTTTGACACCAGTTACAATACCATGCTCAAAACCCGCAGGTCCCAACCATTCTTTCTTTAAAGCGGGGAATAATTTAGCTAAATGATAAGACGGTGGTACCCAAATATATCTACCAGTAAATGCGTCATAAACTTTGGTATATGGTTCATATATAGCCAAATATTTATTGTTAAATCCATACCCTATTTTCTGTGTTACAGCCGCAGTTGCGGTATAATTGTCTCCGTTGTCAATAATACCCAAACAATCCTTACGCCTAGAAACCAAAGATTCAATGGCGTATTTAACTTCCTGAGGATAACCCGCGTCAAATACCATAGAAAAATAAAAATCATCAGTATTGAGAACTTCGTCTAACACATGTGAGCCATCATCAACATTTTTCTTTAATAATCCCAAATATGCTTTACTTAATAATTTCGTATAATCCGGAGCACCGTCGCTTCCACTACCAAATACTATACTAGTAGTCACACTACCGTCTAATGTTTGTAATTTGTCTGCATTTAAGTTAGAAAAATCAAATGTGGAGTTTACTTTACATCTGAAATATCTAGAATTATTATTAATTACATCTTCTATCCATAAAGAGCTACCAGAATAATCCAGCCTATCTCTTTTAAAAGAAACTTTGAAACTCTCTGTGATAGCATATTCTTCGTTAACTTGTGTTACAAGAGATTTATCAAGTCCCGTCGAATCT